CAAGAAACGACATAGCTTTACTATCGGGTAACTTTTCTAACCGCCCCATAATAGCCGTCATCTTATCTCTGGCGGGTCCTTCGGGAGTGAACTCTCTATCCATCCAGAGGACTGACTTTATAGCTTCTTTTAGCCCCTTCTCAGGAAACGCCGCTTGCTCTGCTAGCACCCTATTCCGTAATTCTGCTAAATCTTTAGAGCGTTCGTATTTGTCATACCCCATAGCCATCAATAATACCCACCACGTCTATATTTGAAGTATTTCTCTTCTTCAGGCTCGTCAGACGGTAATCTAATAAACCCACCATTGCGGAACCGCATAAGCGCCATAACTGTTGAGTCCACTTGGTCATCGTGCTCCCCGAACGGGAACGATGCTACTTCATCAACCAAATCTTCAGCCCACCGGGTCTGCGGAACCCACACCATACCTGAACGTATTATGTCAGCTACGGAGTTCAATCTGGCTAGTTTATCACCAGTTCCCCTGTGTGGTGTAAATTCTTGCACGGGTATCCCTGTGCGACGTAGTTCTTGGTATAGGGCAACACCCGAGGATTTCTTCTCCACCATAAAACAGTCCGGCTCCCACTCCTGCCATTCCTCGAGCGACTTGTCTTTGAGCTCCGGGAACTCGTACCGTTCTTTTATGGAGTTTAGTAGTATCAGCTCGTAGCGGTCAGTCTCTTCATTGAGAAATACACCCCATGTCGTCAGTGAACTAAAGTCAGCGCGGTTATGTAGCTCGGCCGCACTATCCAGCGACATGATTAAGTACTCACATGGCGGCGGGGTATCAGCTTCCCATATGCCCCACCAGTCACGCTTTACTATTGCCCCTTCTTCACCCGTGGGGTTCTGTTGGTACTGCGCGTTCCACTGGAACGACGGCATCCCCGCCTTAATCTGTTTAAGTGCCTTGAGGTCAAAAAACTCAGGCCAGAGGGCTTTTTCTTTGACGCTTCCATCACCGCGGGGTATCTCCATAATCGCCGGAAACTCAACCACCTCGAACTGGTCACCGCCCGGATTAATAGTCATGTCTTTTACGACGCGCCCAATCAGGTCGGCCTGATGCCACCGTGTTGCTATTATGGCTACGCGTCCTCTCGGCATGAGTCGGGTTCGTGCACCGTAGGCGTACCAGTTATAGGCTTTCTCGAATACCTCGAAGTTACCGTTAAGCACGTCCTGCTCTGAGTGGGGGTCGTCTATCAGTAGTAAATCTGCACCACGACCCGCTAGCTTTGCGCCTATACCACAACAGAAAAACTCACCGCCTGCTGTCGTCGTCCATCTACCTGCTGACTTGTTATCCTTTGATAGCTTGACGCCGGGGAACACCCGCTGAAACTCCACACTGTCGATGATGTCCCGCACCTTACGACCGAAGTCTACCGCCAAATCCGCGGTATGCGACACCAACATGACCTTAGCTCCGGGGTTACGCCCCAAAAACCAAGCAGGATACATTGTAGATACTAGCTGAGATTTACCATGTCTGGGCGCTATAGATACCGTCAGGCGGTCCATCACCCCCGCTTCGATGTCGGTTAACTTCTTAGATAATACTTTGTGGTGCTGCCCTACTATATAGTCCGGCATCATGTGCAGCACAAACTCAAGCAGGTTGTCGTGGCATAGTGCAACGAACTGACGCTCTTCTAGTTCCTCAACCATGCGATAGACTTCATCGACTTCGATGTCGGTCAGCGAGTCTAAGTTTTGCAGTAACGTGTTAATGTCCTGCTGGGAGAAGTCCAGTACTGGTTGACTAGCAGCTTTAGTCATCCTTTACTTCCTCGTACTCGGCATCTTCTAAGTCATCGAAGTTCAGGTCAGGGTCATCAGCACTGATTGTGGGATTCATGTTTACTTGGGGCACGTCTCTCGCTTGGACTACGGGACTCTTGGGGTTGACCAGCTTTTCTAATTTAGCGCGTAGCTTGTCTTTGATTTCATCACTTGTTTGGTGCGTTACCGTCACCTCAGTACGCTCGGCAAATAACCCTACGTCTGCGATTTTACCCAGAAGCTCTAGTGCTTTGAGACGCACTTTAGGGTCGGCATTTTCTGATTCGTGGATTAGCTTAGTAGTCACGTGGTGACGGATTTGTTGTGCGCTGTCTACGACGCGGTGTCCGTATTCATCTAGTAACGACTTAGCGTATTTTATAGCCTGCGTGGATTCGCGTTCTATCTGGGTGTTTTTAGATGCAGTGGTAGCATCTTCTACATACGCCGTGACTATTTGTGCAGCAGCTTCTTTTTCTGATTGCTTGGGTTGTGGGTACTGAGCACCGTGTTCCTCGAGAAATTGTGCGGTGGCGCACGCAGCTTCTATCCGACGCTTTAAGTCTGAGTAACGGTATCTACCGGGCAGTGGGACGCCCAGCTCTATTGGCACTGGAATAGCTTCGTTCATAAATTGTCCGGTTCATGCAAGTGGAGTAATCCACCGATACGTTGCTTTATAACTCATTATGATAAATATAACAAGTCTACCCACCTCCTGCGGGTCCCTTTTGTAAAACACCCCCCCTACCCCTTTTGTGACGAATCTGGCTGGGAAAAATAGGTGGGGTGCGCTTTGTCAGAAAAAGTTATAACTAAGTAGCACGAAATATCAAAATTGTGTGATGTAGTGTGCGGAATAGTAATACATATAGCGTATGTAACTAGAAAATATAAGTGGGGTATACCCGGGGGGTACGTCGCCCAGTTCAGAAAACCGACCTACCGCGCCGCTCCCAGAAAAACGCCGTTCTGTTATGGGATTCCCATAACGATATTATTATCAGATTATTTTATAACGTTTGCTGACATGGTAACGAGTTAATGTATAATGGTTCACAAGTCGGGGCAATACCGCGTCGGCTTCAAACTAATATAGGTATTCATATTATGACAAACGTAAATGAAACTCTTATCGCTACTGCTACTAAGTCACTAGGTAACGAGGCACAGGCTAAGGCATTAACAAGCGCAGGCCGCGCATTTGCTAGTAATGAGAATAGTACTAAGAAAGTTGTAAAGGCTTATGCTGATAACAACACTCACCCTGCTTTCTTCGTAAGTCCTTACGACAAACAAGGCAATGTAAACAAGGGTAGTAAGTCACAAGCAACGCCAGAGCAATTCGACGCGCAGCGCTTACTATTTGCCGCAGGAATGGGAAACTGTGACAAGGGCTTACTTGTTACTACAAACGTTGAACTAATTAGCTTTAACGTAGGGCAAGCTGATAAGCGCATAAGCGACGCTAAAGAGGCCGCTAAGCACGCTAAGGATACGAAACTAAAGGCTAAGCTATCAGAAGAAGTGCAAATGCTAAAGGCTACTAAAACGGCGCGCAACGCGTTACTACGTAAAATCGGCCCCAAGTTTCGTGACTTGGCCAACGCGTTAATAACGGAATACAAAAGACGCGCTAAAGCTGACGCGGTAAAGCAAGGTAAAGCGGACAGCAATGACATAGCTAACGATTACGCTAAGCGCTTAAAGGAAGAGTGCGGGTTCGCGTCTATCGCTAACAAGGAAAAGCCTAGCAAGGAAGATAACGACGTAATACTTCAACAAGCTAAGAATCTATTAAACGCTTTACAGAAAGCTGAGGTGTTACCCGTTAACGGTAGCGCGTTAATCAAAGAGCTAAGCGTTCTACTTGAACCGAAGCATTAATCAATCCGCCCCGACTAGTCGGGGCTTTTTTATGCTCACTTGTTATGGTTTTCCCATAACGGTTTTATATAAGAGGTTACACTATGTTTTTATATCGTGGGATTTACTACCGCACTATGCAAGATATGCTAATAGCTATCCGGTTAGATATTAATGCTTAGTTTGTTTTACCAACCCCATGCGCTTCGGCGTGTGGGGTTTTTTTGTGTCTGCGTTTTATGGGGCTTATCGAGCAAGCGAGCGAAAGGCATTTGATAACAGTAGCTGTACAGCGCGACGCAATCTTGAAGCGCAGTTGATAACAGTTTTTACGTGGTTCGACGCACGCAGCATAATTCGTTATGGAATTCCCATAACCCGAATAAGCCAACCGCGAGGTGAAATAACAACCTGATAACAGTTTTTACGTGGTTCGACGCACAAAAGCCCTGTTTGTGACGCGTGTGACGATGCGTCACAAAGAGCGTCACATTGCCAAAATCGCTGTAGGCCACGTGTGGCGCGGGATTGAGGGGTTATAGAAAATCATACGTAAAGCCAAAACGTCACAACTGCGTCACATTGAGTAAACTTAACAGCTCTTGAGTAGAGTTGAGGGTAAGATGCAGATGAAAAGGCATGAAACCAAAAGAATACGCATAATAATATATATACTTAACTATGTATTTGTATGTATGTGACGCTATTTATTTACACAGAAAGGTATTATCACTTTGTTGTATAGCTGTACGGGGGAGTGCAAAAGTTTGTGCGGAAGAGTGCAGAGACCCCCGTCTGGCCGTAAGTGTACCTCTACCACAGCGTCACATCGTCACATTTTTAACTAACATATTGATTG